TCTTGGTGCTGCCGCCTTCGACGTAGGCCCAGCCGTTGACGATCTGGCGCAGCTTCATCACGGCGGCAGCGGCGGTGGCGGCAGTCAGCGTGGCCCCGCCGCCCGTCTCGGCCACCAGATCGTCCGCGAGCTTGCGGTAGGTCTTGCGGGCCGTGGCCGGCAGTTCGACCGGAATCACGTTATACGAAATGGCCGGCATATCGAGGTAGTCCTCGGCCTGCAGGCGCATCGCCACGTCGGCTATGCGGCCCGCCACGGCCTCGGCAGCGCCCGAGCGCGGGTGCCAGACGGTGACCGTGCGCCCGCCGCCGACACGAATCTCCTCGGGCAGCATGAACTGCTTGCGGAAGTGGGTGATGTAGCGGCCCAGGCGCTGGCCGTTGTCGATGATCTGCACCTGGGAGAACAGGTCCTCCACAGACTGGGGCGAGGGCGTGCCGGTCAGGATCACGCGGCGGGGGAAGAACGGCAGCATCTGCTGCAGGGCCTTGAACCGCTGGCTGCGGCCATTCTTGAAGCGGGTGGACTCGTCCACGACCAGCATCTTGGGCTGGTTGGCGAACTTGCTGATGCCGGCGCTGGTCAGCAGCCACGCCACCATCTCGGGGTTGATCAGGTACACGTCGGCAGGTGTAGCCAGGGCCTTCAGGCGCTGCTCGGGCGTGCCGTGGACGATGGACACGCGCAGGTGCTTGAACTGGTCCCACTTCTTGACCTCGGCGGGCCACGTCAGGTACATCGGACGGATCGGGGCGACCACCAGCGTGGCCTCGATCTGGCCGTTGAACTGCAGCACGCAGTGCGCAGCGAGGGCGATGGCGGTCTTGCCCATGCCGGGATCGAGGAACAAGGCGCTGCCGGGCTGGGAGCAGACCAGCTTGATTGCCTTGACTTGATACTGATGCGGGTTGTATTGCATGGGTGCCTCTGGTGAAGAAGCCCCAGTCTATGTAGCTTCAAGCAACATGTCAAGCAGGGCGACGAAGTGGGCCCTGTCGTCCAGCGTCGTAACGTGAATTCCCAACGTTTCCAGTTCCTTGTGGCGCTGCTTCTGGCGGGGCCGCATGCGCCCGCCTGGACGCTTGAACTCGACCAGCCACAGGACGTGGCCGGGCAGGATGAAGCCCCGGTCTGGCTCGCCGGTCACGCCGGCCTGGAGCTTGATGGGCACCACGCCGCGCCTGCGGGCGTAGGCGCAGCACGACGCCTCGATGGACGCCTCGCTTCTCATTCGGGCTTCGGCATCGGCGCACGCAGCACCGGGAAGCCCAGACGGTCGGCCTCGGCGATGGTCACCCAGATGGGCCAACTGTCGGCGACCCCGCCACGCTTGCGCAAGTTCTGGCTGTCGCCCAGGTGCTTGCGCAGGCCGATGCCGACCCGGTGGACGTGGTCCCGATTATCGAATTTCAGTTCGAGGAGGCGGGCCACGCTCGACTGCACCAGCGAACATTCGACCGTGTACATGCCGTGGTCCTTGCGACGTTCGAGTTCCTCGCCGACCTGTTCCACGATGCCGTCGATGGTCTGGAACTGCTCGTTGTCGCCCAGTTGCATGGCCTCCTCCTCGGGCGTCAGCCAAAACTGCTCGCCGGCCTCCCGGGCGGCGAACATCTGGGCCCAGAACTGCTGCATGTCGATGGCGTGTGCCGGCTCGCAGTGCGTGACCCAGACGCAGGCATAACGACGGTTGCCCGACACGTCCTGCAGGAACTGGCGTTCGTTCACGCTCGCGCAGAAGGACGTGCAGCGGGGCCGGGTCAACCACTCGTCGGCATACGGCAGCCGGTACTCGTCGGTGACCTGGGACAGGAACGCCTTGAGCGAGCCGACGGCGGTCTTCTTGAACGTCGTGTCCAGTTCGCCCAGTTCCACGATCATGCCCTGCAGGGCTTCATGCTTGCTGTCGCGCGAAGCTCCGGTATCGAGGTTCAGATGCTTGCCCTCGGCGCAGAAGCCCGGGGCGAGCGACATCAGCCAGCGGGTCTTGCCGATGCCCTGCTTGCCGGCCAGGACAAGGCACAGGGCCTTCTGCTGCTCGCGGTGCTTAGTCCAGCCGCAGGCTGCCTCGACGGTTTGTAATGCCCAGCGACGAAAATAGGCCGCGAACTGGGTAGTGTCTTCGGTGGTTACGCTCGCCAGAAGGGCTTCCAGACGGTCCTGGCCGTCCCACGGTTTCGAGGTGATCCAGTCGCGCGCCGGGTGCCAGTACAGGCTGTTGGCGATGCGGGCCATGCAGTCGCGCACTTCCTTCTTGGCGCGGATGCCCACGGCGTGGAAGATGTCGCACAGGGCGGCGTCGATCATGCCGTCGATTTCCCGGGCCGACTTCACCCCGAAGCGGGTCATGTCAATCGAGGGCGGCAGGATGAACGAGGTCTTGCCGTTCATCAGGTTCAGCCTGACCTGCACGCCCAGGGCTGCAAGCCCGGCCTGGACGTTGCCGTAGACGCAGGGCTGGGCCTTGGCGTAGCCGCCCTTGGCGACCTTGTCGGTGCGCGGCAGACAGGAGATGGGAATCTTGCCGATGGCGTCGGGCAGGGAGATGAAGTCGAACATCTCGACGGGCTCGGGCGGTGTCTGCGTGCGCACCTCCACGCGCGGCTGCATCGACTCGCTGATCTTGCGCAGCATCGAGCGCACGCCCTCGTCTATCACGGGCGCGGTGAACTGCTCGACCGTCGGCCCGCCCTGGGCCGTCACCCAGTCGAAGAACTTCTGCCTGTAGCCTGCCTCTCCGATGCCGCCGTGCCCGTGGTAGCACCAGACGTTGGACATCCCGTTCTGGCTGGAGCCCAGCGGCAGGAACCGGGTGCCGGGCGCGCCGCCCTCGCTATGCTCCTCGGCCCACGGGCACCTGATGTCCCACCAGCCCCCGGTGGCCTCGTTCAGCACCATGCCCCGGTCGATCAGCCACTTGAACACCGGGTCGGGCTTGCCGGCCTGGGGCGGGACCTCGTCGGGATCGATGGCCTCGCGCTTCTCGATGCTGGTGGGCTTGACCTTCAGCGCCTTCGTCAGGGACCTCAGCGTGTAAACGATGTTCTCGTCGCAGTGCGTCAGCACGGCCTCGAACGGCTCGCGCCCGGGCTTGTCGTTCAGGCTGCCGGGGATGCGCCACAGGCGGCAGCAGTTGCGCACGCCCTTGTCCTGCAGCCCGGCTGCGATCAGGCCCGCGAACAGTTCGTCCCCGGCGTGGATGTCGTCGGACCACTCCTTGAGCAGGAACCCGTACTGGAAGTTGCCGGGGCTCGTCTCGATGATCCACGTCGGCGCAGCGTGGATATTGGCCGGGTCCACCTTGGAAGAGAGGCTGTCGCCCACGTCGTCCAGCACGATGGCGTTGAACGCCTTGAGGTTCTCCTTGCGCCGCGACTTCGGGCTGTCCGTAGCCCCGGTCGAGAAGTACCAGGGGCCGGTCAGGAACTGCTCGCGCCAGGGCTCGACGGGGAACCCAGACTTGGGCTGGCCCGTGACCTTGTCGGTGTAGTCGTGTCGCTTGGCGACGATGAAGTGCAGGCCTTCAGGGCAGCCCCGGGCGAGCATTGCCAGGAACGATTGTTGCGTGCTAGCATTCGCATCACTCTGGTTGGACATAACCTTAGTTCCCGAATGGTGCCGTGGAGACACCCGTTGTGAAAGAGAAGCCCCGGGCTGCTACCCCGGGGCTTCTGCCTTATCAGGGACGTATTTTACTTGCGGAATCGCGGTGCAATGTCCACTTCGACCTTCAACGGAAAACCTTCTGCCCAGGCCGGCAGTGCCACCATGCAGCGACTAAGGGCCCGGCCCTGAGACTTGGCCCTGCCAGTGTCGGACTCGGTGATAACCTCGTCGTGAACATGCCCGATCACGGGTATGTCAGCGCCCTCGGCGCGCACCAGCGACTCGCGCAGCAGATCGGCGCAGACGGCCTGATCGGCGTTCTCGGCCAGCACGCCGTGCCACAGGCGGGCAACCGGCCACTCCTTGGCCTCGGCCTTCGGCTTCCATGAAGCCTTGAGGTACTCGATTTCGACACCGTACGTGCCCTCGACCACCTTCGCCATGGGGTAGTGCAGCCGCCGTCCGCTGGGCAGCAGCATGGTGAGGTTCGAGCCCTGCTTCTCGAACGAGACGCGCCCAGCCGGGTACGAGCGCCCGGGAGCGTTCATCGCCCGCAGGGCAGCCCGCTGCAGCACGGCCCACCAACCGTACTTCTTGTGCGCCACCCAGGGGTTGGCCCGACGCCAGCGATTGACGACGCCGTCGGGATTGTCGATGTGGACGCCGTATGCCCGGGCCATCCTGACGAGCGCCCCCGCTGCGCCACCGTAGCCCAGCGACAGCACCACCACCTTGCCGGGCTGCCTGACGGGCCCCAGGCCGGCTGCAATGGCCTGCTCGACGTAGACATCCCGGCCCGGGTCGCTGAACGCCTCCATGTAGCGCAGGGCTTCGGGAGTGTTCACCAGCCAGGGCAGGCCCCGGGCCTCGACGGCACTCCAGTCCCCGCGCACGACACGCTGCCCGCGCCCCGGTGCGATGGCCGGGCGCAGCATGGACTTCAGGGTCTTCAGCACGCCGGGCAGCGGCTCGCCCCGGCGCATCGCCGCCAGGATGCCTTCCGGGTCCTTGGCGACATCGCGCGGGAAGTTGTGAAGCTGGGCCCCCGTGCTGCTCCAGCGGTTCGTCTGGTAGGCCCCGTTGAAGACGAAGGCTCCACGCAGCCGCCCGTCGTCGCTGACCCGGTTCAGCATGCTCTGGAACTTGGACGTACTCGCCATCGAGCCGGCCTCTGCGGCCTCGATCACCTCGACCACCACCGGATCGATGGCATCGGGATTGTCCTCGGCGATGTCGAGCAGCGTGGCGCGAACGTCGAGGGCCAGGGACAGGCTGTAGTGGACTTCCGTATCGACTTCGGAAAGCCTGAGTGTGCGCCCGGTCTGCTCTCCGTACCTGCTTACGCTGGCCGCAGTCATGCCGCTCGTATGCTTCATGGTCTTCTTCCGCACCATGCGGTTCTCCATGTGCCGGCGCAAGCACGGGTCCAGGCGCTCGTAGACCCACTTGGTGAGCTTGGTGCCGCGCACCGTGCGCAGGGCCCCGTCGGACAGTTCGATCACGGCGGCAGCGGCCTCGGCCTTCTCGGCCTCGGCGTAGCGCACGGCAAGCCCGCACAACTCGGTGTCGATGGGCAGGCCCCGGTCGTTTACACGCTCGCCGGCATGGTAGACGGCGAGGTCCTCGTCGCGCATGTCGGGCATCATCCGGCTGCAGTTGCGCATGGTGCCGATGTCCTGGGCACAGTAGCGGGCGAACTCCTCCATCAGGTGCGGGTTGTCGTTGAAGCTGCCGTCGGCCTGCGGGATGGTCAGCAACTTGATCAGTTCCCGCCCCCGAGAATCCTTCTGGATCTTCGACCCGATGGCCCGGCCCAGTTCCTCCAGCTTGCCCGGCAGGGCGATGGCCCGGGCCTGGGCGGCGGTGCAGTACCAGCGGTCGATGGGCGGGGCAGCGTCCTTCAACTGCAGCCGGTCGAACGCGGCGTTGTGGGCCCGTACCTGCAGCCGCCTGTCGGCCAGCATGTTGCGCAGCTTCAGCGGCAGCACGCCGTCGGGGGCGATGAGCGCCGCCTCGGGCTTGCCGTCGCCCAGCGCCCAGCCGGCGACAAGGATGCGGTGATCGGGGTCGGCGGCGTAGCGGTACGCCCCGCACTTCTTCAGGTCCACGCGCGAGCGTGTCTCAAGGTCCAGCCAGAGGATGTTGTCGAAGGTCATGATTGGGCTACCCGGTCAGCGCCCTCGGCTTGCAGCGCAAGGGCCAAGTCGTAAGCGGCCTTGGCAATGCATGCGCATCGCTCGGGACTATCCGTCCATGTGTTTAAGCCGCCTTGCCGACCACTGGACGCAACGGCGAACGCTACGAGGACAGCCGGGGCAAGATGCACGGCGAGGGCACGCGTTTCGGAATCTACCTTCTGCGGCATGGTGAAGCTCCAGTCTTCTTAATTCCTGGTGACGAAAAAGCCCGGGGGACGAGCCCGGGCCTGGACATCAACGGTCGGCGGCGGCGCGCCTGGGGGCCTTCTTGGTGACCGGCACCTTCTTCGCCGGGGCCTTCTTCGCCGGGGGCACCGGAGCGGGGGCGTCGGGGCCCTCGGCCTCGGGCAGCTTGCTCACCCACTTCGTCACCTCGAACACCGGGATGTAGACGCGCCCGTAGGTCTTGTTCTTGTGCTTGTAGCTGTCCGACTGCAGCGACAGCACCGCGATCATCTTGCCCGGGTCCTTCGTGAACTGCTGGGCGTACTCCTGCGCCAGGGAGGCAATGGCCTTCAGGCCTCCCACGCTGGTGGTGCTGTAGACGAGCTTCTGGCCGTCCACGACAGCCGACAGGCCGCGCATCTCGCCCCAGTTCCTGCCGTTCTCGGGCACCTTGGGCGGGCGCTCGGGCAGCGGCTCGTACATCGGCACCACGATGTCGCCCAGAAGCTCGGCCTCGACGCCGGGAAGCTCGGTGTCGGCCCAGCACTGCCAGCCATGCACGAAGCCCATCGGGTCCACGTACACGGGGGTGTCCTCCTCGACCGGCTCTTCGTCAGGCCCCCAGGACCAGACCCCGGTCTTGTCCATCTTCAGGAACCCGACCTGGGAGTGGGCACCCTTCGCCATGTTGGCGACAGCAGCCTGGAACTTCGACGCATCGAAGACTACAACAGCACCATTTCCATTGCTCACGGTTATCTCCTGTACTTGAGCAGTTCAAAATTCGCCATCAACTTGTCCATCGGATTCGCTTCAGGCTTCAACGTCTCGATGGCCGGCGGGGCCATGCCCTCCTTCAGCCGTACGAGATTGGTTCCAGAGGATACAGAGACGATCAGCTTCGTCAACTCCTCGGGCAGGTTGGGGTGCGTGTCCTCGGCCATCTTCGGGGACATCAGCTTGTCCTGCCATATCTTGATCTTGCGCTTGCGGGCGATGGCAAGCACCGCCTCCTCGTCGGCCCAGGACCGGGTCGCACGCTTGGGCTTCAGCACGTACCCCGGGACGGCCTGGGGGTTGCCGTTCGCCATGCCGATGGAGG